GCGGTAAGGATCCCGTTTATTTTATCAATAACTACGCTCGTATTTCTCACCCTCAAAAGGGGCTGATCCCATTTAAGACATACGAGTTTCAATCAGAACTTCTAAACGATTTTAATAACTATCGTTTCAACATCATTCTAAAAGCCAGACAGTTGGGTATCTCCACTATTACAGCGGGATACATTGTCTGGCTTATGCTTTTTCATCGTGATAAGAACGTCTTGGTTATTGCCACCAAGTTTGGAACGGCGTCTAACCTTGTAAAGAAGGTGAAGCACATCCTAAAAAACGTTCCTGACTTCTTACAGATCACAGATATTACCATTGACAATCGCTCATCGTTTGAGTTGTCCAACGGATCGCAGATCAAAGCCTCTTCAACTTCCGGCGATGCTGGTCGTTCTGAGGCTTTGTCACTTCTGGTGATTGATGAGGCTGCTCACGTTGAGGGGCTGAGCGAGCTATGGACAGGTCTCTACCCTACACTATCAACTGGTGGTCGCTGCATCGCACTATCAACCCCTAACGGTGTTGGAAACTGGTTTCACAAGACCTACACAGAGTCTGAGCAAGGGCTGAATGACTTCTTTCCAACTAATCTGCCTTGGAGCGTTCATCCTGACCGCGATCGCGAGTGGTTCGAGAAAGAAACTCGCAATATGTCCCGCCGACAGATTGCGCAAGAGTTGGAATGTAACTTCAACACCTCTGGTGAAACTGTAATCCATCCAGATGATCTAGCTAGAATATTTGAATCTGTTCGCGAACCAAATCATAAGACTGGGTTTGACCGAAACTATTGGATTTGGGAGGAATACAACTCAGATTTCTCTTACCTTATGGTAGCGGATGTTGCCCGAGGCGATGGCAAGGATTACTCGGTCTTCCATATTATCAAGTTAGAAACTATGGAAATAGTGGCAGAGTATCAGGGTAAGCCTGCCCCAGACATATATGGCAGTATGTTGTACTCTGTCGGACAAGAGTACGGGAATTGCTTGCTTGTTGTAGAAAATAATTCAGTGGGTTTTGCTGTCCTAGATAAACTAAGAGAGTTGGAATACCCAAATCTTTATTATTCAGTTAAATCAACTCACGAATATGTCACCCAACTAGAAGCGGAGATGATGAACAATTCTGTTCCCGGCTTCACTACCTCACAAAAGACGCGCCCACTAATTGTAGCAAAGTTGGAAGAATTCATTAGAAATAAACTAATTACTCTATATTCTTCAAGAATTGCTAATGAGTTAAAGACGTTCATCTGGAACAACGGACGCCCAGAGGCAATGAGAAGTTATAATGATGACTTGACGATGGCGCTAGCTATCGCCTGCTGGGTTCGAGATACCGCGTTGGAGACGAACAAGAGGGACATAGAATATCAGAAAGCTTGTCTAGACTCTATGATCGTGTCGAACACTAAGATGAGCACAGCAATACCTGGTATGCGAGGATATACTAAAAACTTTGATATTAACCAAGGCACAAGCAGAGAGAGAAGTATCAAAGAGCAACAAGAATTTTTTTGGGTGTATAAGGGATAACAAGAATGGCAGATCGTAAGAGCAATCCAAGGAATCAGCAAAGCCGATTATTTAAACAATTAACTAGAATTTTTTCTGGTCCTATTATAAGATATCGCACCCAAACGGGGCGTCAAATTCGACGTCGCGATATGGACAAGTATGCAGCTCGCTTTAAGTCAGCAAGCGGACAGCAATTCAAGCGTTCAGAGTATCACGCATATGAAAAGATGCAAGCTAACGCATTCGTTAATCAAAATCGTAGCGAACGCTATGCTGACTTCCAACAAATGGAGTATATGCCAGAAATCGCATCAGCTCTTGATATTTATGCTGATGAGATGACGACTTCCTCCGATCTTACGCCCCTCTTATCTATTCGTTGTCATAACGACGAAATCAAGGCAGTTCTAGAAACGCTATATCACAATGTTCTAAATATTGAATTCAATCTCTTTGGCTGGTCCCGTTCAATGTGCAAGTTTGGAGACTTCTTTCTTTACTTGGATATTGATGAAGAGCAGGGCGTTCGGTCTGCCATTGGGCTTCCATCTGAGGAAGTTGAGCGCCTTGAAGGCGAAGATAAGACCAATCCTAATTATGTCCAATATCAGTGGAACTCAGCTGGTATGACATTTGAGAATTGGCAAATTGCCCACTTCCGAATCTTAGGTAATGACAAGTATGCTCCTTATGGAACTTCTGTGCTAGAGCCAGCCCGCCGCATTTGGAGGCAACTTACCCTACTAGAAGATGCTATGATGGCATATCGTATTGTAAGATCTCCCGAGCGTCGTGTTTTCTATATTGATGTTGGTAATATCAACTCAAACGATGTTGAGCAATATATGCAGAAGGTTATGACCCAGATGAAGAGAAATCAGCTAGTCGATGCTGATACAGGTCGTATTGATCTTCGCTACAACCCAATGTCAGTTGAAGAGGATTATTTCATCCCAGTTCGTGGAGGACAGAGTTCCAAAATTGAGAGTCTTCCCGGCGGGTCTTTCACCGGTGATATCGATGACGTTAAATACCTTCGTGATAAGTTATTCTCTGCCTTGAAGATTCCACAATCCTACCTCACTCAGGGCGAGGCAGGTAGCGAAGATAAGACCACCCTGGCACAAAAGGATATCCGATTCGCCAGGACAATTCAGAGACTACAACGCTCAATTGTATCAGAGTTAGAAAAGATTGGAATCATACACCTCTATACATTAGGATTCCGTGGAGATGATATTATCTCCTTCTCTCTTTCTCTTAATAACCCATCAAAGATTGCTGAATTGCAAGAACTAGAACACTGGAAGACAAAGTTTGATGTCGCCAGCTCTGCCACAGAGGGCTTTTTCAGTCGCCGCTGGATCGCCGAGCACCTATTCCATCTCTCAGAAGAGGAGTTCCTAAGAAACAGCAGGGAGCTAGTATATGATAAGAAGTATGATGCGATGCTGCAAGCGCAGTTTGAAGCCGCTACTAGTGACACTCTTGGTGGTGTTGGTGCTGGTGTCGATGCTATTGGCGACGATTTGGGCGCTGACCTTGCAGGAGACCTTGCTGATGAACCACTTGGAGGAGAAATTGGGGGAGAACCAGCGGCAGATACAGAGGCACCAGAGGATACGGCAGCAGAGGATTCAGTATTACTCGCAACCCCCGGTGAGCCCCCCGGAAAGCGAGACACAACTATTACTCGTGCCGATGGAAAGACAACCACAGAGCGATCCAACGGATGGTACCAGCCTAAAAAAGTAGATCGTAGGGATGCAGGCGCGCGTAAGCGTTCATATCTATCGCAAGCCACGCCAGAGATGTTTAGAAACACAGCTAGAACACGTTTCGGCGGCAAACAAGATCTGGATAGCTTGGCAAATGGTGTTTATGAGAATATAGATTCTACTTATGATATGGAAGAGAAAAAACTCATTGAATCTCACTTTGAAATAAGAAGATTAGTAGAAAACTTGGAGCGAAATGAAGATGCTGACAAAGACTAGACACAACAAGAAGCGCAACACAGCTTTTATATATGAAGCGCTAGTACGAGAACTCACTAAGAGCATCGTATCCAAGGATATTGAGCGCAAGCAAATGATCATATCCTTGGTGAGAGAGCACTTCGCAAAGGGGACAGTTCTTCGCGAAGAGCTTGATTTATACAAGGCGTTGTATGAAACCTCATCTCTGGAACAGCGCACATCAGAGAAGCTTATTTACGAGGTTAAGCACGCTCATAGTATGCTAGACAGAGAGCAAATCTTCAAGGAGCAGACCGCCCTAATTAATAAGATCAATAAAGGACTTTCCAGAGAAGTCTTTTCCAATTTTGTTCCAAACTATAAGAGTTTGGCTACAATCTATCAAATTTTAAATCCCGATGTCTCTGTTAAGCATCGGGTTTTACTTGAAAACAACTTAATCCAAACTCTTTCTGCTCCCCAAGAGCCAGCTCAAAAGGAAATGGCTCCAATTGATAATCTTGTTTATAAGACGTTTGTCAAGAAGTTTAATGAACAATATCAAGGAAAGCTTCTTGAAAGACAAGAGCATCTATTGAGTAGATATATTGCCTCTTTCCACGATGGCGGCGCTGAGCTTAAAATTTTCCTAAATGAGGAAATTGGGCGTCTTAAAGATGTTGTCCAAGAATCTCTCGAAAACGAGGAGATCAAGGAAGACAGTATGCTGACTAAGAGCGCTCAAAGAGTTTTGACAATTCTAGAAAGCTACAAAGCAGCAGAGATTAGTGAAGACCTCGTTAGACAAGTCTTGAAGATGCAGAAGTTAGCAAAGGAACTAGAAGGTTAATGACTATATCTGTAAAAATTGGGTCCGCCGAGCAAGATGGCGTTACTGATGCTGAGCTTGCGCGTAAGCCTGGAATTAAGGTTCGTCTGGACATTCGTAAGACCCTAGACGGGAATCTAATAATTGCAGATCACCCTGACATTGATATTATTGTGTTGCCAAAAAACAATAAGATTCTTGCAATCGCAAAAGAATTAAATAGTGGTGTTGTCTATGGTGCGCAAAACAGGCTTTTTAATTTCTTAAAGAATCGCGGAGTGGTTGATCCAGCATCGATTCAAGGTGGAAATATTTATGCCTCTATGGAGGGTATGATACCTCCCGCCCCCGAACTTCCGGTAATCAAGATTGCGGTCTTGAATATTGCAAAATTTCTTGAAGAAGAGAAACCATCAATTGAATTCTTGGAAGACTACGAAGAAGCCGTCAATGATGACTACACAGAGCCAGATAAGGAACACTCAACTGAACTTGGTCAAGTGCCACAAGCCGCCGAAAAGGGATCTATAAAGCCAGGGATTGTGCGCGGTCCATATGGTCTAGGGCTTTATAATTATTACGGATATTAGAGGTTGGTGTGAATCTTATCTATTTTATCTTATGTGCTTTTGGGCTGACCAATATTTTAGTTTATGGTTCTATCTTCAACAAAATAAGACCTAAGCATCATTTCTTCCATTGTCCTATGTGTATGGGCTTCTGGGTAGGTGTCTTTTTGTTGGTTACTAACCACTTTACAGAACTATTTACGTTTGAGCAAAATTTATATAATGCTTTTGTTATGGGCTGTTTAAGCTCAGGAACATCATACATTCTCGCCATGCTATTCGGCGACAAAGGAGTTAGACATGAGATTCACGGATCGTAAGTGGGGACTACAGCCAGTACGTCGCTGCTGTAAGGGGTCCAGACTCATGCGGGTGGCGCCCGCATCTAGGTAAAAATTATGAGCAAGAAATTACTAAGAGAATATTACGCACTATGTGATGGCGGCATTTGCCAAGATCTTCTAACCGAAGCTGAGAAGAGATTTGTTGCTGAGGGCGGCATGATACTTTCGGGCATTTGTCAAAGAGCCGGAACTCTTAACCACAATGGTAGAAAGTATAGTAAGGAAATTCTAGAACGAGAGGTTAAAAGGTATCAAACCCTCATAGAACAGAATCGTGCCACTGGCGAACTAGACCATCCGGACAGTTCTGTAATTTCTCTTGAAAAAGTATCACACATTGTAACTGCCCTTTGGATGGAGGGCGACGACGTCTATGGAAAAATTAAGGTTCTAAGCACACCAGCTGGCATGACGCTTCGCGCACTTATCGATGGTGGCGTACAAGTTGGTATTTCATCCCGAGGGTTGGGATCCGTCTATCAGCGAAACGGTGAGACGATTGTTGATGATGATTTTCAACTCATCTGCTTTGATATGGTTTCTGAGCCTTCAACCCCTGGCGCCTTTATGATGCGCGAACAAAAGGACAACTTGTCTGAGAACAAGAATCAAAAACTAAACCGCTTATTCGACGAAATTTTGGAAGACTAATGAACAAGACAGAACTTAAAAAGGTTTTAAAGCCCTTGATTAAAGAGTGTATAAAAGAGGTTATCTTTGAAGAGGGAACTTTATCAAGCATAGTAACCGAGGTTGCGCAAGGGCTATCCACGGCTCCGATCGTGGAGGCGCGCACGCCACAGAATACCGTTTTTCAAGATTCCGAACAAAGTGAGGCTTTGTTGGAGAGCAGGAGACGCGCGGCAGAGGAGAGAAAGCAAAAGCTGTTATCTGCCGTCAATGCTGACGCTTATGGCGGCATTAACGTCTTCGAGGGCACTGAACCCCTTTCCGCTGGTGGCTCCACCTCAAATGAGACGCCAACACAAGGACCATTGTCTGATGTGGATCCCAACGATCCGGGGATCGACATAACAGGAATTTTAAATCTGGCTGGCAATCGCTGGTCAGCACATATGAAGTGATAAGAAAAAATGACAATTAATGTAAAGATAACGCCAAAAGGCAAACACGAAAGTGCAGAGAGAATGATCCGAAGGTTTGTTAAGAGAACAAAGAAGATCAAGCTTATGGATACTCTTCGTGACCGCCGATACTATGTAAAGCCATCGGAAATTAAAAGGAACGAGAAAAGAAGAAGAATCGCAGAAAATAAGAAGCGCGTGCGCAAGGAAAAAGCGATTTTGCTTGAAGAGCCTAATTATAATAGAAAAAAGAAAACAAGGAGATAAAAAATGGCAGGTCCCCAAGATCCAGCAAGTAACACAATGACCGTTTTCCAGTATTCTGCTGGCGCACGAACAAGAAATGTAGTTAATATCGCCAGCCCAGGTGGTACGACTGCCGCTTATCAATTCGCTGCCACCTCTGGTGTCCCGACGACGGCAACGGATGGATTTCCTAACTTTCACTCACAAAAAACACTTCACGTTCTCATCGACAACAATAGAAACACAGGAAGTGCTGTTCTAAAATTTTGGTTCTACAATTCTTCGCTAGGTGGAGTATGGACAGAGCTATCTCAAATTGTTAGAGAAAACGCTGGCGATGCTTTGGTTTTCGCTACCCTTCC